GCTGCCCCCTCCTCGATCTCCAACCACTCTTTGCCGCTGGCTTGGTGGTAGATCAGGGCTCTGCAGCACACGGTCCACAGGCGCGGAGAGTCCAGTACTTGGCGAAAGCCCCGGTAGTCAAGGTTCACGTACACCCCGGCCATGCGGACCATGCCATAGGCGTTCCTACGGGTATCTCCGGGGTCTACATCCGATTCCCATGCCCACATCAGGGCTGGGTTATACAGCCGGCTCTTTCGGCGCTTACCGCTGTTCGGCTTCCGCTTGCTCTTAGCCATCTGGGTTCTCCAACCGGCCTTTCAGGGTTTCCCACACAATCTGCACATCAGGATTGCAATCGCAGTCTCCATGGCACAGGTCCGTACAGGTCAGTTCACAGATTGGTTCTGCCTGCTCCCGGGTCAGACGTTCCGGTAACCGGTTACTCACTGACTTCTGCCTCCACGCCTGCACTTCATCCCATAGCTGCCTAATGTCGCGGATGATCTTGACTACATGAGGGTTGGAGTAGATCACCTTCGGCTGGGTAGTGTAGTACTCAAGGTGCCGCACCCGGCCTTCCCAGTTGACCTCCTCGGTAGCCTTGGGGACTTTGGGCATTTCCAAGTCCTCCATGGCCTCCCGCCACTCTTTCATGAAGCGTTCACGATCACTGGGCCGCACCCGGATTATGTCATCGTCCAGCAACTTGGTGAGTAACTGCTTGGCTCTGCTGCTCATGGCGTTTCTCCTTCTTCCAGCACCCGCATTCTGTCATCTGGGGTCAGGGCCCGAGGGTCTTTGTGGAACATAAACATCTTTGAGTTATAGAAGTCTGACAAACAACACCCGGTGTAGCCCTTGGGGAGAATCTGCCCCTTCTCCGAGTAATCGTACATCAGCACCGGGGTCAGGCCTCTCTGCTCCACGGTATATACCGCCCACTCCCCATGGACTTCCTTATTGATACTGGTGTCTATGGCCACCTTGTCCCCAATGTAGATTTCTACACCCATGGAGTCACTGAGTCCGGTCGATACCCGGGGCGGCCACTTGCCTTCCGCTACTGCCTGAACCGTCTCCCATACATGCTCATAGTTGGGCCAATCGTGTTCAACCACCACACATTCTTCCGTAGGCACCCCACGCTCAATGAGGAATTTTCTCAGGGCATCCTCCGTCACGTTATCCATACGCTTTAACTTGGTAACGATGTAGCGTTCTTCTCTCTTGAACTCAGTCATTGGTCTTCTCCTATTCGTAACAGAGGGGGCAGGGCCCGCCAACAGTAGGTTGGTTGCAGCCAGCATAACCGCACTTGGTTCCCTTGTACTTATGCTCTGGGCAGCCCTCGATGGCTATTCTCATGGCGGCTGAGGCTACCTGCACGGCTTCCTTGTAGACCCTCTCCGGTGGCCAGCCTGATTCTTCTATCTTCAGCAGGGCTTCGGCCAGCTCCCCGACTTCCTCCATGAGGGCCGTGTCAAGTTTGGCTCCCTTGGGGAACTTTTCTCTGGCCCTTTGGTTCTCCATCAGAACCTCAAGTAAAAATTTTCCTGATGGGTTCGAGCCACTGTAGGACAGGTCTACGCCCATTATCTTTTGCTCGTTGCTCATTGGTTTTCTCCGTAGTCGAGGGTTTGCCGGCCATTCTCGTCCCTACCGGTCAGGGTAAATTTTGGGAGGGTTGCTACTTTCTCAGGTACGTCCATCTGGCGCTTCAGGGTACCCAACAACATGCCGTGGGTGAGCCCACCGACAATCACCGCCGCCAGCAACAGGCACAGGAAGTTTGGGTGGTGCTCACCGTGGGTCAATGCAAATCCCATAGAAGCCAAGTGGCTCCGGTCAGCAGACAGGCCCACAGAAACGTGGCTACCGACAGAGGGTTCAATCCTCCGGGGATAGAGAACAGGAACAGCCCCCACATCAGGATGCTGATCACCACCATGATGATGTTCACTGGTTCTTCACCTTCTCTTCCAGTTTCTCGATACGTTCCAGCATAGAGACCAGAACCTCTTTGTGATAATCATCGACAGGGCGGAACCAGCCGCACTTAGGGCAGTTGTTGTCGCCCTCAAGGATGCGCTTGTCTGTAGCCCTGCCGGTGTCCATCCCACAATTCCTGCAGTATGTGCTCATTATTCCTCCTCCTCGTCGGGGAACTCGGCAGACCAATGGCCAACGGGGTTCCCATTCACATCATGGAGCACCCCGCTTTGTTCCCCGGCAGAAAGCTGGTCTACCACGTTCTGGATTATTTGCATGGTCTCCGCTCTCGGGTCTTCCCGGAAGGCGTCATTACCCATGCTGTCGATGATCAGTTCAAAGCTCACGAGTCTTCCCCTTCTTCCACCAGCTCACCTTCCTCCTCCACTTCGTCCGGGTCGCTGATGATCTTGTTCATGTCTTTCAGGGCTCGCCTGCAGTGGAGGCAGTTTACGGCCCCGAGGTTGCGGGTGCCCCGGGCATGACCATCACCGGTATGGCAGGCCATCTCAGGACCAAAGTCACCCATGCTGTTACGCTGGGCTCTGACTTCTTGCAGGGTCAGTTGGTAGTGGATCAGGGCTCTCATCTTACTCTCCATGGTATTGCCACAGCACCGCATTGCATTTGGCATGGACTGCGCCAATGGTCATGCCGGTCTTGTGGTCGTGGTGCAGGTGCACAGGGTTGTTGAAGAATCCCGGGGGAAACAGGTTCTTGTTGATAACCTTCTTGGCCATGTCAGGCCGTGGGCCTCCCCCGAGGGTGAATCCGCAGTGCCAGCACTTACCCTTCTGCTTGCTTGCGTATTCCATCCGGGCCGCCTTACGGGCCCGGGCATTGGCAGTTGTGTAATTAATCGGCAGTTCCATTACTGGCCTCTCAGTTTGGTGAAGCGGTCAATGTCACGTTGCACCCAGTACTCGTTGATTCCCTCCGAGACAATCGCCTGACAGATCAGTAGATTGGCTTCCTCGTACCGGCTGTCGTGCAGGTAGTGGCTGTCCATGATGTAGCCCACGACTTCCAAGTTGGTTTCCGGGGCTTCTGGGTCACCGATAATCTCCCAGTGGAATATGTCACGGAAGGCCTTGACAATAACTTCGCGGGCTTCTTGGGAGAACACGGCATCTACTGGACTGGTTGGGTTGAGTACGTGCATTTCCTTTCCCTCCTTGGGAATTGATTTTCTGTACTGTCAGTATCGTTCAGTGCTTATAGTTTGTCAAATAAAAATGACATTAATGTCACTCTGGGTACAGGTACTGGTAGACCGTCAGGCCCCGCATGATCATGAAGGTCCATGTCAGCCTGAGTTCTGCTGGCTGTTCATCAATGAACTTCATCATCTCCGGTAGGTGGCTGGGCAGGTCTTTGGTGGGGTTACCTTCCAAGTCCAACGTCTGACAGTTATACCGGGTGCCATTATCACTCTCCGGATAGGGGACTTCCCCACGCTCCAACCGTATCTCCCGATCTACTATTCGGAAGTAAAGCTCATACACCTTTTCGCCTGCCGGCATTTTCTCGATCAATTTGTATATCTGTTTCACAGTCAACCTCCAATCTTGTTGGGTAGCTCTAACTGGGCAAGGCGGTTCTCAAGCTCCTGCAGCTTTTCAAGGATGTGGACCGTCACCTGTTTCTGGTCTTCCTCAGGCACCAAGTGGGGCAACCCACAACTCGGGCAGAGAATATGCCCCTCAGCCACGTCAATCAGTTCTTGGGTGGTGCCGGGCTCAATAGCCTGTTTACAAAACGAGTACTGGCATAGCATACGAACACTCATAACCTTCCTCCCGGCTTTCGCTTCAGTCTGCGTTTCTTGGGTTTCTTGCGCTTGCGTCCGATCATTCCCTGATCGTAGTCCTGCAGGTCGCTCCTGTCCGCCAGTGCCTTTACTTCTGTATGGGCTGCCTCGATCAGGGCCTTGGCCATGGCCGCGTTCAGAGTGCGTATACCGGGTCTGGCTCCTCCCACCACGAGCACTTGCTTGTCCTCGTCAATCATACCCACCCCCACCGTGTCAGGTTCACCCACACACCCAGTGCAGTCATCATGCCCGTTACACTGATCAAGAGCAGGCCTACATACACCTTGCGCCGGTAGCTTGGGATGTTGACCCGGTAAGTGGCCCTCAACCACCAGCCGGTCAAGTACAGGCTTTTCATAAACAGGTGCGCCATCAGGGTGGTAGAAAGCACCAGTATCACACTCAGAATCGAATCTTCTATCACAGCTTGAAGTCCTCGAAGTATTTGTCCATATCGCCCCCGAACGTCTCGTGCAGGGTGTCCCACTGCATCTGGCTCAGGGAACCGGTGTGCTCTGATGGGCTACCGTCCTTCTTGAGGACAGGGCCGCTCACCCGCCACGTTGGGATGCGGTCAGTATAGTCAGTGTCCACCGTGATCTTACGGACCTCCATGGTCTTGCCTTGGTGAGCTTTCCTGAGGATGGTGGTCTTGTCTCCAACCTTTAAGGGGCACTCCTGCTTGGCGTACTCCCGCGCAAGCTCATTGAAGGCCACGGTGGCTTTCCGCATCTTGTCTCGGGCCTTTCTCAGGTGGTCCTTGGTGATCTTCTCCACAATAGGCTCATTACTGACTTCCCGGGTGCTGAACTTGAACGTCCCGGGTATCTTCTGGTCATTGCCGAACTGGACTACCACCACCCCCTCGTTGGTGCCCCCCACCACGAATCCCTTGGCATTCTTGAACCCTCCACTGGCATTCACGTACACCGGCTCCATGGGGCCTAAGGTCTTTTCTTTCTGGCCGCCAGCCGGGAACACCGGGTACTCGGGCTCACCATCGCGGTGCTGTCCCTTGTAATAGAGGTCGGCTTCCCCACACAGGACATGCCTCATAGTGTGATCTGGGTCAAGGATGCAGTAATGGTCCTTGGTGTTGGCTAACCGGTAAAGCCTTCGGTCCATCGTGTCTCGGCCCAAGTCCATCAGGTTGTTTACCAACCCATGCAGGCTGTTGAATTTCTTTGGTTCAGTCATAGTATCAACCCTTTCGCACATTGGCCGAAGGCACACCCGCAATCTTTGGGTTGTGTCTCGGTCCCGTCTTCATGAATGATCCACTCGCTGTAGTGCTTTGACTTGGAATCACAACGGCAGTAGTCAGTGTCCTTTTCGTCATTCCCCCACAGTGGGGTTTTTTGACCACCATCTGATGAAACAGGGTAGCCTGACTCACCGATGGCTTTAGCAATAGCTGGGAGCATATCTGCTTCCCAAATCTCCCCGTCCATTTCCTGTTGGATATGGGCAATAGTGGCTTCCAACTTGATATGACGATCTACCAGATCAAGCAACCATTGCTCATTGACCAGCCTTACCCCTTTCAGCAGGACTTCATTGGTGTAGTCCTCGCAGCCACTTCCGGGGAACTCCTCATCAATATCATGGTTAAGGAAAGGCCCGTAGAGCTGCAGACTCTTGGTGGTCTTGAGTTCGAGTTCCTTATTTAGCTTCTCACTTGGTGTCATAGCTTCTTCGCCTTCTCGTACTGGTCCAAGGTCATGCCATCGCCCCGGTATTTCACGCCCACCTGCTTGGCCACGGCACGTCTGACTTTGTTCTCCCGGCAGAACTTACACAGATGATCAACTTCACTGGCATAGCCCTTGCCGCATTGGCATTTCATTCTGCGTATCTCCATTGGATGTTTCGGTAGGTGTACCCCTCGGCAAAGCTCTTGAAGGACTGCCTTGCCGCCGCCCGGTGGTCAGGAACAATGTGACTTCCGGGGACAAAGGCCGGCTCAAGTTCGGACAGGGGGGTGGCTGTCTCTGGCGTTCCGTCCAGTGAGAAGTAACCATCCCCGTTGTTGTAGACGGTCATGTGATATGGCTTGTTCCAGACCTTTACGGTCTTGACCATGACCGGGGTTCCATCAGGCCAGCGTCTCATCAGTTTCTCCTTGTCCTTGCTACCAACAGGTACACCTGACCAATCCCTATTAAGCATTGAATCAACAGGCCTTGAATAACGTCCAGTTGGGTACCGTGAAGTAAGGCTACCACCCCGACAAAAACCATAATCACCTGCAGACCCAGCAATACGTCCTTCATCAGTTTCTCCGCATCTTGGCAATGTCCTCGGCCTCACTCTGGTCAAAGATCGGGACAAGGTTGGATTTGTGCATCATGCCGATACCCTTCAGCCGGTCCCCGGTGTAGCGCAGGGGCTCACGGTAGCTGCAGTCGTGTGCTTGGGTATCCAGTGAAGGGTACTCGGTCGTTTCCCTTTTGTAGGGCTTCGGAGAGCTTGGTAGGTGGTCTGGCCGCTGATTGGTGAGGCCCAGACCCCGGTTGATGGATTCAAGTCTCTCACGCTCCGCCTTGGCTCTCTGCTGCTGTTCTTGGCGGAGCCTTGTCTTCTGGGTCTTGGTCAGTTTCTTGGCCATCTGCTGCTCCCAAGGACCGGTCTCAGAACCGGCCCAGTGCCACGGCGATTTCGTCATGTCCAATGTGCTGGCGGATGTACCCGTCAGCGTGGAGGGCGCTCATATTCCCAACAATATCAAAAGCATAGGCAACGAGGTCATGCTTCTGAGATTTGATCTGCATCACCCACCCGTTCTTCACGTCTTTGTGGTTGTCATCCACTCGGGCGTGTGGAGTGCCCATCTGGCGATCTTCTTTGACGGTCTTGATGAAGTTGTTGATCTGGGTCTTGGTGACTTTCATCTGCTTACCCTCCTTGGGTATTTATGTGCTTGGTACTATCAGTATCGTATACCCCTACTAATTTGTCAAATAGTAATTGACATTAATATCAAAAAAGAATCTGGTCGTGGGAAAACTCGGTCTGCAGAACTTTCTGAATGGTGGGCCAGATTACCGGATGCCGTACCACGTCATTCATCATGTGGATTGGGTCGGCCACTCCTTTCCTTAGCAGGAACATGTAGGCAGAGAAGGCATCCTCAATGAACTCAGACGCTATAACCACTACTTGCCCTGTGAACAGGGTGACTTCAAAGTCCCGGCCTGTGATTACTCTCTGCACTAACAGGGGGATGCCTTCTTCGTCTTCCAGTGGGTGCTTGATTTCTCGCATCTCTTCCTCCTTGGGAATGGTAGCCCCCGCCTAAGCAGGGGCCGGATGGTTATTCGATGACTTGCATCACGAGGTTGCCCTTCGACATTTTGATGTTGAAGTAGCCGAGGTTGCACACGTCCCTCACCGCTGCTTTGATGGGTTCTGGTGCTTCCATGAGTTGGTCCGTGCGGTTCCACACAACTCCGCCCATGCCATCAACACCAACATCGCTGTGCAGTCTTGGGTCCATCTTCATCACTTTGGCTCGAACTGGCTGAGCCCGGACCCGTGCATGTTTGGCTGCTTCGTTAAGAGATTCAGCTTTGCCCCAGTTGCCTGAGGCGGTCACGATCACATAGATCATGGTATTACCCTCCTTGAATTATTAAAGAACACGGACCCAGTTGTTTGAGCCCGTATTATCAGTATCGCACACGTTTGCCCGTTTGTCAAATAGTGACATTAATGTCAAATCAACTGACGAGCATCAACAGCTTCTTGTAGGTCTCCTGCTTCAACTGGGCCTTTACTTCCGGGGACACGATGATCTTACCGTCATCCCGCTTGGTGCCCGTAGCGATCTTGGCGTCATTCTCGTCTTGGACGATATTGAATACCTTGTCCGGGTCCAGCCCCATGGCGATCAGGGTTCCGTAGGAGATCACCAGCTTGTCCGCCAACTCCTTGGCCAGATGAGCCCGGTCCTTCGCACTGGTGCCCTCACTCTCGGCATAGTTGTGCAGGGCCTCGATCATTTCCATGTGCTCCTCGGTCTCCAACCGGTGCCTCAGGCACAGCACATCAAAGGGCATGGGCTCATTGGCCGGTAGGTCTACCTGTTGCCCGCCCATGTTCATGAACTGCTTTACCCGTTGTGCGTTAGTCATTGCTTAACCCCTCAGCCTTAGTATGTGAAATAGCTCCGCATAGGAGCATCCTGATTCCACGCCCCGCAAACGGGCCAATGCCTTGGCACCTTCCAGAGAGATTTGCTCGTTCTCCCCCCTCATCTGCGATTCATAGCATTTCAGTGCCTCTAACTTTAGGTCCAACTGCTCGCTTATGTCCACATACAATCCTCCACGGAAGGCACTCATGTCTGAGCCCGGGCCCCAGCCTGTCAGTGGGTACTCATAGGCGGCGATCATCCTTGGGTTGTGCTTGGCAGGGCTTGGTCTCGTACTGGCGACACAGGCCTCCCAGACTGTCCGGTGATCCTGATGCGCTGATGGCAGTGGAATCAATACCTCGTCTGGCTTGTAGTGTTCCTGTATCTCATCCAACTGCTTCACCAAGTCACTCATCGGGTGCAGGTGGAGCTTACCGTCCATGTTCAGGGTCAGGGTGTGGTAGCCCGTCACCCCCAGACATTCGAGAGCCCTTCGGAACTCGCTAATTCTGTCCTCATGGGATACCTCAGTGCTGTTATGCAGAAACTTGATGGAGGACACCGTAGCCACGACCACGATGACTTCCCACCCTTGCTGTATCTTCTTCGCCATGTAACCGCCGACGCCCAATTCAGAGTCATCACAATGCGGCGACACCACCATCAGCAAACTCATTCTTCTTCTCCTGTTTCTTGGATACCTGCTTCACAGACTCAGGCATGTTGTTCGGGTTGATTTTGTGCCGTGCCCATAGCTCGGTTCTTGTCGTTAAGCCATGAACGACACCAGCCAGTGCATCGGATATGTCCTTACTTGAGTGGGCCGGGTGGTCCACCTTCCCTTTCTTGAAGTCGTATTCAATGGAGAGCAATTCTTTCCGCAGCTTCGCGTGCTGGGGCAGGATTATGCGCCTGTCCCCGAGGGCAGACTTCAGCATGGCATAGGGCCGAATATCTGTGTCCATGGATTTCTGGCCCGTCAGGAAGCCCCCCTGCCGCAATACCTGAATGCTGTCTACGGACTGGTAGGAATCGAAGGACACCCACTTGATGTTGACCTTCAAGGCCTGCTTCAGCTTGTAGAGGATGCTCCGTATCTTGTGGTACTCGATCTCCCCATTGGGCGGCGGGCTCACTTCCAGCACTCCATCCACAATGATGTTTGGCCAGTACTCGATACAGTCCCCCCGGTCCAGCTCCACGAACTTATCAATGTACCCAATCACCACACCGGTACTGTCACCGGTCACCGACAAGTCGATGTGGCACCACCGGGGCTCGTCAAGGTTCTTGACCTTGGTCGGGTACAGCAAGAGCTTACTGGTTACGAAGTCAACTTGTTCACGGCTGAACACGCTGGCGTGCTTATGGGCCATGGCGTCCGTCACCGAATCTGTGTCTGAGATATACGGGCTGGCGGCCAGAGTCGAGATGCCGGCAATCTCACGGAGAGAGTTGAGGATGTCCTTCTTGAAGTCATCCCGGTACTCCACAGGGATGTGCCACACCATGTGCTCGTTCTCCGGGTCGATCTTCTCGTCCGGCGTGATCAGGTGTGGCTTCCGGTACTCGTCGCCAATGAAGATCGGGAACGTGTTGCCTGAGTAGGTGCCTTTCGGGGCAATCTCCCACACACGCTTGTCATAGACGTAAATGTCAGACTTCCCATACAGGGCGATCTGTTCCTTGGCCTGCTGTTCCTTAATGTCAGTGAACTGGCCCGGGTAGCGTTTCGAGGAGACCAGACAGAGCATCCCGTACACCTTACCGCCCTTGGTGAAACGAGACTTCCGGCGACGAGCAATCGAGTTGTAGAGGGCCCACGCTTGGTCGAACACACCACCGTCCACACTGCTCTTGGAGTCCTCCACCACGGCCATGTAGTTCACCTCATCCAGTACGCCACCCATGACGTTCTGACCAATGGCTGCAGTCTCCTGCCCGGACAGGGGCACCACTTCTATGCGATCCGGGAACACGATTCTGGATTCCAAGTCCTTGTCGAACGGGTAGACCTCGGTGAAGTAGTGGCTCCTCTCCAATAGGGACCGGAACCGGTTGTACTCCAACTGCTTGGCATGGCTCGCACTGAGGGACTGGAACACAAAGAGGATTTCGTGACTTGGGTCAAGATCGAAGAACCGGTGCGGGTCTTTCATGCAACTGAGCACATACAGGTTATACGCGATCAGGTAGTGGGCACAGGTGGTCTTACCAGAGCCGATACCTCCGGTCAGCACGGTCTCCACGTAATCCCCAGTCGTCATCTCCTTCAGTGCTTCCATGACCACCGGGTACACGGTGTCCTTGGCATTCAGGTAGAACGGGTCTTCAATAAAGGTCTGAATATCTACAGGCTGGTATTTGAACGCGGTAATCTGCTCAAACACCCCGGTCTTCCCGGTCAGCATCCCCATGATGATGTTCTCGTACCATGAGAGCCTGTGCTTGGGGCTGTCAATGGTCGCCCCTATGTTGTAGATGGTCTCGCCCTTCCGACCCAGTACCTTCATCAGGACTTTGTGTGCCTGTTCGTTACTGGTCAGGGTTATCTGTTGCATCGTCAACTGCACTCCATTCTGCGTCTTCGGCATCCACGGTGTCTGTCCACCCCAACAGGCCAAGCTCCTTCAAGGCCTGCTCGGTCGCCTTACTGATCTTGTCCTGCTGATCCTTCTCGAATTCCAAGTTCTGGTAGCCACGCTCTGTGGTCTCGTGAGTCACCCGGGCGTCCAGTCTGTGCGCTGCCCGGTGGAGAATGCCGGTCTCCAATTGCAGTTTACCCAGATCATTCAGGGTATCTTTGAGAAGGCGTACTTCCATGTTCAGTTGCTTGGAGAGGGTTGGCATCTTCTCCTCGAAATCCAAGCCTTTCTTCAAACGCTTCTTCTGGATGCCAATCAGTTCGGCCATCTCTTGCGCCACGTCCAATTGCTTGTCGAGCTTGTCCAGTATCTCGGTGCGCTTCTCCGCGTCCGGGGAGTCCTTTAGCAGAGCCATCTGGTTGCTCAGCTCGGATTCCTTGTACCGGGCCAACTGCTTGACCAGTGTGTGGTGCTTCACGTCCTGAAACTCGCCCCACTCCTCCTGTATCAGGCGAGCTACCAGTACAGGCCCATCACCCCGGAGCATCCGGTACTCAATGGTCGCCATACGCTCAGGGCCAAGCCCCCGGAGGCGAGTGTAGGCTGTCGTCTTTCTCGCTTTATTGGGTTTCTTGGCCATGCTCAGAACTCAGCGTCTAGGAAGTCCAGTGTCGGAGTTTCCATGTGATCCGGAATCTCCACCTCGGGGCAGGCCGCAATGATCTCCTGCAGGTTGGCGGTCCCGGTTTTCTCAAGCTGCAGGATCAGTGCCTCCATGATGCTGTCCATGGCCCGGTTCTCGTTCTTGCAAGTGCCGGCCAACTTGAGGAAGGCAGACTTCTGCTTCGGGCTCATGCGTAACCAGATAGAATCCTTCCCACCGAAATCTACAATCATGTAGTTGTAGTCCAGCGTGTCGCCGTACTCAGCAAACATCTTGTTGAGCAGGGTCGCCAGATCATCAATGGTCTTGATCTCCTTACTGGCTTCTTTGAATTCCTGCTTCATTTCTGGGGGCAGGGACTCACCGGTCTGTTTCACCAGCCGCTTGAATTCCTCCTCAGAGGCAAAACCCATCATCTCCTGAAGCACATCGTCCTTGTACTTCTCGCTCAGTTCATCGTAGAGCTTGGTGAACTTCTGTGGGGAAATCTGACCATGGATGGTGTTCAGCTTCACCATCTGGAACTTCTCAAGGTCTTCCCCCAACTGGGCGTTATCCACGATGGTACAAGGCACCTTGGTAAACCCGATCAGCTTGCCAACCTCCAAGCGGTGGTGGCCACCCACGACACGATAGGTTCCATCGCCCAAGTCCACGGCATAGATGGGGTCAATGAAGCCCCCCTCCTCGATGCTGTCATAGAGCAGGTTGAACTGGCCGTCCGTCATTTCGTTGGGGTTGTCTTCGTTCGGGATCAGCTTCGTTACGTCAATATCTTCCCGGCGCAGTTGCTTCGTGCGCTCAATCGCCTTACTCATGGTTCTTCCCCTTCACGTTGCCCATTGCTCCGGGGGCTACCCCGGTATCCTTCAGTCCGTGTTTTGACATTAATGTCAAACGTACACTGTTCCAATCCGTCGAATAGACCAGCCGGTACTTGGAGCGGATGCCTGTGGTAGCTTTCTCCAAGAACGTGGTCACGTCCCCATAGGTCAGGGCCATGGCCTCCACCGCTTCAAAGATAGTGGGCTGTCCTCCCTCCAAGAATTCCGGAAGGCGGTCCACCAGATCGTTCTGGGTGGTGTTGTTCTCACCCCACTCTTTCAGGTCTTTCTTCCACTGCTCTACTTGGGTATCGACAATCTCCGGGGTGTACTCCTTGTTGCGCTCCAAGAGCAGGGGCAGGAAGTGGTTACGGGACCAGCCCACGAACTTTTTGTACTGGGTTGCGTAATCATCGTAGAAGGCTTTGATGACTCCATAAGCCTCCTTGGCGCTCTTGATGAAGAATGGGTATTCCTCCCCCAACGAGGCCACGGACCACTCGCACTTATACACGGCAATCGGCAGGCCCATGGTCAGTGGTTCAATCACCGACATGGAGTAGTCCTCCTCGACGCTCAGGAACACCCCTACGTCTGATTCTTCTTTCACAATGCGCCAGAATTCTTCCCGGGGAGCCGGGACCACGTTCACGAACTCAGGGACTTTGATGCCAGCCCCCACGCCCTTGGAGGCCGATGTCAGCACACAGTTCACCGGATGCTTGTCGTTGTTCCTCATGATCCAGTGCTTCGACATAATATCCAGTATCTCCTCCATGCGGTGGCCTTTGACCAACCGGCCCGAGAAGGAAATGGTAAACGGCTTCTTGCGGTTGATGGTGGCTTCCACGGTCTTCTTGCTCTTGAACTGAACATCGTGGAACAGGGACGGGGTGGCTTCGACTATGTTGTTGCCAATCTTCCGGGCGCTCGACGGGCTAAAGTGTTTCTTCGCCAGCTCCATGATCTTGGCTTTCTCCCAATAGGCACAGATCGCCACCTTGTCAGCAGTCAGATACCCCAACATGGTCAGGTAGTCTGAGTAGTCTCCCGGTGGCGTCTGCACAAATCCCTTGAAGCTCATCATCGGCATGTCTTCTAGGATCACGATCTTCCGGCACCACTTCAGCCGTTGGGCTCTCGGCTTGCAGCAGATCATCCGGTACAGGGGAACCATGGCGGACTTGTTCGTTACCAGAATATCCCAGTCCCAGTAGTCGCCATCAAAGGCAATCACGTTCTCAAGGTCAAAGGCCAGTCGGCTGTACTGCTTGTACCGGTCCAGCTCCTCATCCATCTGCAGGGGGATATACATGATCCGGTCACTCTGGGGCAGCCAGTTCAGTTCCTCGGCAGGCAGATCGTTGGGGACAATCCAGTAGAAATAGGCGTCATCGTACTTCTCTGACAGGTGTTCAAATACCCTTACCATCTTGATCGTTGAGGCACACCTTGAGGGTAAAGTCGTATAGATGGGGTCAAGCAGTATCTTCATGTACTCTCGCCTTTTTGGTTGGTTTCCTTCCCCCAAGGCGTGTATTGCGGGGCCTCAGGGCAATCGGTTCAAATCACTCAGGGTGTCTAGGATACTTTAGACTCCCTAGACATTGAAAGGACACTTTCAAAGGAGCATAGGACATTTCTGGCGGGATTATAAGTCAGGAGGGGAAACTTTTTGTCTATAGGCTATTGGGGGATTTCCTTTTCCCCCAAAAATATCAATGAGTCAGTCGTCTTTGGGTAACGGTGTCCATGGGACTACAGTGTCGTCCTTCAGCAGATAGTCGAACAACAGGGTTCTGCATCTCACCGCCCCCAACTTGAACACCCAGTCTATCCAACTGACGGTCGGGTCGATCATGGGGAACTTGCCTTCCCTGTAGTGGACTTTGAACTTCTGATAGAACAGTTCGATGTTTCGTTTCTCGAAGGGCTCAGGGTCAAAGTAGTCATCCATGGATTTCAGGCCTTGGATGTATCCTTGGTTATCTGTTTCCTCCACAAGTTGAGCTATCCACTCACAGGCGTTATCTGGTCTTTCCCCCACCAACATGGTGCTTGGGTGTATCCGGGCAGTGAGTTTCAGGACTCTGGCCATCAGGGTATAACTGGCGTACCCCACATCCGCAAAGGTCATGGTCTTGTAGTGGGGCAAGATGCTATCCCCCCACTCAATCAGGTAGGGCATCAGCTCGTCGTAGTACCGGGTCTTTCGGTAGGTCAGTTCCAGTGTGGTGAGTAACTTCCCCCACCAATCCGGAAAGTCCTTCAGGAAGGTTTCATTGAAGTTCTTTCTGCTACCCCCACTCTTGTCGAGGGGAATGGAGATTACCTGCAGGCCGTTCTTCGTCCCCAAGGTGAACCGGCAATGGGCTTTGGTCACTTGGGCTTCCTCCATCACCACAAAGTCCCGGCACTGTGACATGCGCTGGGCCATGTAGAACTGGGGGAATATCTGGGGCTGGGTGCTGGTCGTCAGGTCCATCACTTCCTCCGGGAGGGCATGTTCTTCACTGCGAACGTAATGTGGTTCCCCATGGATACCATGATCGGGTCTCGCTCTGGGTCCACACCATAGAGGCCGTAAACATACTCGGCATTCAGGCCCCGGAAGAAACCGTCATACTGGCTCTTGTCGATGAATGAGAGGATCACATGGCCCCCGGGCTTACAGGCATTGAACAGCCGGTCCCGGAAGGCCTCGTCTTCTTCATCTGACAGGCAGGCCAGAACACCCACCCCCACAACCACATCGTACTTGGGCTCGGGCGTGAACATTTCCATGATGTTCCCATGGTGGATTCGGTTGGCAATGTCCGGGTTCTGTACTCTGGCTTCATTGGCAATCCAGTCCATTTGCTCAATGCCTGTGTACTCAACTGGCTTCTGCAGGAAGTTGTAGAGGTCAGCGTAGCCACACCCCACATCCAGAACCGTGTAGTCCCCGAACACCCGGAGTTTACCGGCCACCTGCTCAATCAGGGCAGCAGTCTTGCTCATTCGTTCTTCCTTGGTGCCTTCAGGGTAGCCCAACGCAGGGTCGGTCCCTTTCTTGGCGATGTTCTCCTCGTACATGGCCTCAATTTTCTTTTGCATGTTCTTTCCTCATTTGATTGGCTCGTGCAAAATCTTTTCGAGCGGGTCGGGGTCTTTGGCTCCGGTCCAGATATGCCCGGGCCATGGGTCTTCAGGGATCAGTCGTCCATACTCACGATACGCTCGGCAACAGCCTGCCATTGACCGGATGGTACCGGCAAACCGTGGGTCACTGCCCCCTGTGTGGATGCCATCGAGATAGTGGGAGGGGATGGGTTTTGGGTCTTTCCAGTATTCCCGGGCCAATTCCACGTAATCCTTCACTTCATGGCCCTTGATCTGCCCGTCAGCTACTTCAAAGTTGAACATGATCTGATACAGAACTTGGCCCCAATAGTTGCTGTCCCCCCAGATAACCTTACCGTAAAACTCCATCAGGTCAATTAGCCGGATAGCGTTTTTACTGTCCTTGGCTTCGGCCAATGGTCTCAGGCGCTTCAGGAACTCAAACATGTCCCAGCCATCCATGGTGTTCTTACTCTTTCTGGGTCTCGCCCACAGAACTTCGCTGTAGAGGGTGGCCAAGTACGCCTCATCGTCTTCCAAGGCTTCGAGCAGCAGCTTCTCAAGCTCAAGGGTGCTTATCTCATGGAACGCTGCCATCAACTCCTTGTCTTTCATGGCCTTTTCAGCCTTGTGGTAGTTAAGGAAGTAATACTGGCCAATGGGCAGGGACCACCAATTATGAGTCCGACAGATGGCCAGCATATTACCCAGCGCCTTGATCTTGCTGTCCCGATAGGAATCCCACCAGACACGCACCTTCTCCATGCGGTCGATACAGAAGTTGTCTTCAGCAGCGATCAGCACCACCCGGCGTTGTAGCTTGTAGGTGGCTTCCGGGAATGTGCACAAGTAGTGATACCAGATTGCTGTGTCCTCAGCATTACGCATCCGAACAGCCTTGATCAAAGCTGAAACGGCAGGACTATAGGTTGGGCGCTTGGGGCCGTCAGCCAGCATACCGGTCAACGAGGCCATGTGCTTACAGGGCTTCTTGCTTTTGGATTTGGTAAAGGCGGGGCAGGTGCAGGTCTTATTGACCGTATCTACTTCGTAGTAAACGTCCGGGTCTGAATGGCTCTGGACTTTAACTATGTTGCTCATAATGGCTCCATTTGGGTTTATTTTTTTATTATCGTACATGTGGTTGGGTTTGTCAAATGTGAGTGACATTAATGTCAAACAAGCTCATTCTCCGGTGCATCGTCATCCCATGGGGGAATGGTGGGGTGGTTGTAGGGTTTCACCTCCTGTCCTAATTCATTGGTGAGCTTGTGTGAGGCCTTTTGAGAGGGTATTCCTCCGGACCCTTGGGATGGTAGGGCCTTCTGCTTGCTGTACCAGCTCAGGAAGGCGGTGGCCCCTCCACGGAAGGTTTTTGCCCCCACCCCCACTATACGCCAGCGTCCAGTGCCCGGGTAAAAGTCTATCGGGGGCTTTCCTTCCTCCCGGAACAGTAAGGACTCGCCATGGTTCTTGGTGGTGAACTCATACGGGCAGGTCTCCAACACCTCCATGTTCTTCTGCCGGCGATCTTCCTTCTGCTCCTTCTCCCACTCCTTCCATCCTTCCCAGTCTTCGCTACTCATTGCTGGTCTCCGGCTCCCGTCTCGGTGCTGGTATTGTTCTCTCATAGTTCAGTACCCGGACCCCCTTTGCTGGTAGGAACAGGTCACCGCAACGATGCCCTTTGATTCGTGTCACCCCGCCGAATCGGGTATGGCTGGCACAACGATGGTTTACTCTGGTTCTGATTACTGTGTTCATTTTGATTCTCCGGTGGTTGGTGGTGCTGGGCGCTCCCCGATCCTTAATGGTCTTACAACCCATTTCCCAGAACCTTCGACTCCGCTGCCGGCTGCATCGTTTACGTGCTGCTGGCAAAGGTCATAGGCAATTCTGGCAGTCACGTTGTCCATGATTCGGACGCTATAACTGATCTGGCCTTCGTCATCTATCACCCCGTAAGCGTCAGGAAGGTGGTTGCTTGCTTCGCACATCCGATCCCAAACATGACTAAGGTATCGTTTAGCGTTTTCAGGATGTTGTCTGTCGCGTTCACTCATTGCCGCTTCTAGCATCCTTTCTGTCGGCAGCCTATCCTCACACCTAACCCACCCATTGCCGGGGCTGGTGGATAGCTCCCCGCCATGAGCCTGAACTGAACCATTCACAGCATCCCTAAGCTCCGAAAGCTCCGCGTCTCCCTTCATCTCCAAATACTCGCTGGACAAATGCTTGAGGGCGTTACTTGCAACCGAGCCCGAATCAATAATCCGAGTACGACCGTTCACGACGTCAAAGTGCTTGCCGCTGGCGTACCACTTTAGTGCTTCTTCGGGCGTCCAATCGACGCGCTCAATCTGATCAGCGATGCCCTCCGGCACCCCCTGACTCCAGGCTGGCGGGTTGGTACGAACTTTTGTTTCCTCGCATACAGGTCCGGCAAACCAGTCTTTATCTCCGCACTTTAGGCAACGCTCTCCGGATTCATCCCACTCATGACGAGCCCCCGGCTCCGCATACTTGGTATGTGTGGCCTGCCAGTCCACAGCTTCCTGCCATGTCAGCCATAGATCATTGACTGGGTGATCGACATTGGGGTGGCCCCACCATTTGTAGGCCTGCTTTTCTTCGTTCCACTTGGCATCCACTGGGATGGCGTTCACCTTCTCAAATGCTTTTCTTGATTCAGTCTGCATCATCGTCATGCCCCGCTGTATACTTCCATCCGTAGTCTCGGTACCGTTCAAGTCCTTTTCTCATGAATTCAATCTGACTACGAAGGTGGTTGGGGATTCCCTGTTTCTTTACTTCCACCAACAGGTCGTCCCATTTCTTCAGTTTCTTCAACCACGCCTTGGATAACAGGTGGTCAAGTGTTGTTGGTGCCTTTTCAGTGGCCATCTTCCAGCCGGCATACATCCAATCAAGTTGCTCTTTGGTTGGCTGCATGGTGGTGGGCCAAATAGTTTTGGCTACCAGCTTGTCGAATTCTTCTCTTGATTCGCTCATCACTTACCCCCCACATATTCGCTGGTCGGTGGCGGTGCCATGGGTGGTGTTCGGTCAGGTTGATTGGCTCGCACCTGCAGAAAGGCGTCCGCCATCTTGTAGGCTGACCGGGCAATGTCTCTGCGCCAATCCATGGAGGGCTCTGCGTCCCCGCTGCGGACTGAGGTTTGGTACTCCCGGTAAACCTCAGGAAGTAGGGCCTTTGCTATCTCGTCTCTTTCTTCCATTCTTCTTCCCCTTGTTGTCCACCCGGCGCTGGTAGTAATAGATGCCCCGCTCGTAGCGGACGGTAATGCCTTGCTCGATCAGTGCCTTGGCTTTTCGCTCATTGCATCTGTACCAAGCTCTCTTGCTCATTCCCACCCCAGCAAGTAGCCCCGCTTGGCCACCGCATAGATGAATTGCTGCAAGGTCTGACGAAGGTCGTTACCGTCCTCGTCTCTCAGGGGCAGGCTCAGGGTTTTTTCGGAGACCTCCTCCACGTCATCGAGGGTGAGCCCCTGACTGTTAAGCTCTGCGACTCCAATGGTTTCGCTCAGGACCACCATAGCGTCCGATGGGTTGTAAGCCAGCACCATGTCATAGTCCCCGACCCGGTAGGCAGTGAGGTTGTCCAACCTTTCAAGGTCCGGGCCAAGAAGACCGGCAACCTGCTCATGCCACTTGGCTTCATCCCAAGCAGAGTCATTCTCGTGCTTGATAGCGTGTTCCATCAGCAGGGCTTTACATTCCCTCAGCTTACCCAGTTCTTCCCCCACCCGGTCTCTCTCCTCAGCTATGTCGAGTGCGTTGTTTACCTGCAGTCCGGCGATCCAGCCCCGCCAAGCCCACTCTGCTTCCATGGACTCATACCGGTCATTGCGCGGGCCCTCCAACCTATCGAGAGGTAGGCCTGCCTGCATTGCGCTGGATTCAAAGAATGGCCTTTGCCTCTCCACTTTTTGTTCCAGACTCGGGGTGGTTAGGTTTGGCCTGATCATTCTGTTCATCGTGGTCCTCCGTGGGTCTTCCGTCTTTGAGAACCCCATGGTCAACATGCTTGGCAATCCTGCCCCGGGTAATGATTACCGTGGGCTCCCGGGTTTCGAGTGACCAGCCGTTGTGCACGTACTTGTCAATTAGCCCCCGCATGTCCAGTTGGGTTCTCAGTTCAATGTGGTTCACTTTCGTCATAATAGTCATCGTAGCCTCCCGCCAGTTCTTCCTCCGTCATGGGGACTTCTGGCTGTTTCTCCGCTCTCATTGCTTCCATATAGGCCTCACAATGTTTCAGGCTCTCGGCCCCGGTGCCAACTTCACACACCCCATTGTGATTGCAGTTGCAGTGCCTACATTGATTGCTCACGTACAGGTGGTAGGCTTCCGCCCACATGTCACCGGTACACTTGCCTCCCCCAATCCGATGGGGGAAATGGTAGGCCCCACACCGGCAGGTTATCTGGAACGGGCGCTTACGACGACGAGCCATGTCAGGCTCCCACCTTCTCGGCTTTTCTGGATCGGCGCTTTTCTCTCTGGATATTCAGTGCGTAAAGGCCCGCTTCTCGCTTGGTCATGCACGGTGTTTCCCATGCTTGCTCCAAGGTCATTCCTCTCTTACTCATCCGGTACAGGACGGTGTTTGGGTGGCCAATGCCCCACTCTCGGCAGTGCTCTGCCAAAGACTTGTACTTACCAAAAGCATAGTACTTGGGGATTGGTCGATTCGGGATAGGGTTGTTCTTGATCTGCTCGCTTTTACTTTTGCGGTAGACCTTTGACTGGCGGCCCTGCCATGAGAACTTGAACTCCCGCTTGTAGCAGAAGTTCTTGAGGTTCTTCATATCTACGCCCAGCTTATCGGCAACTGTGCGCCAGACTTCGCCCTCCTTGGCCCATTCTTCAATCTGCTCTACCCAACACCGACCGTTTTCTTTCTCCCACTCCAACAGTAGTTGGGCAAGGGTTTTCTTCTTGGTCGTGGTAGTCTGCATGTCAGCCCCCGGTCAGCTTCTTGGTGATCATTACAGCCAGATCATTGAGGATAGGGGTGCCCTTGGTGTGCTTGGCAAGGCGCTTGCCCCACTTCTCGTGCTTGTCCATGTACTCGGCCATAGCCGACTCCACCTTCCCCATAATAACCCCCGGGTCAAAGGACCGGGCAGGTTCCAACTTCACCAGATTATGGGCAGAGAAAAACCGCTGCACTCCGCTTGGGTATAGTTCCACCCAAACCTCATCTTTCGGGAATGGGGCCGGGTCTTCGATAACTACCCCAAAGTCAAAAGCATTGGTTTGTACTGGATCACCTTTCTTGAATGTCATTCTTCGTTGTCTCCATCGAGTAGTTTGGCAACCTTGTCATGGAGCCGGGATGCGGCCCTGCAGTCGCCTATGGTCATCATTGCACCGTTTCTCACAAAGAGGGGTGCGTCATCGCCCATACTACCGTTGCTGGGCAAAGTCTGGCAGAAGTCCGGGTGGCAGAATGGAGCCAACACCTTGAAGCTCTCCTGCAGGGTGTCGTCGATCTTGGTCACCGTGGTTCTCAGGGCTTCCTTGATCTCCCACACCGTAGCGATCTGCAGGTTCAAGCGTTGGAGCTTTAAGGACAATTCATCGTCTGTCAGGTCGCCCCGGCCCCATTCTTCTTCATTGTGCTGCTTGATCTTATGGTAAGTGGCAAGCTGTTCTTCCAACACTGCGTTAATGGTGTTCATGGTTTACCTCCGTGTGAGAGTGGATCAATGGAGAGCCGCCGGCTCAACTTCTTCAAGCTGGCCGGGGGACACGCGATACACGTTGTTGTTGTGCAGGGCACGAACCTTAACAACGACAGATTTTCCAATGCCTTGGTAGACAGATTGGAAGCCCATGACTTCAACCTTGGTTCCAGCGTGGCTACACACTTTACCGAGGGTCAGGTCTGTTTTTGCAACTTGCTTCTCCATGATCTCCACTCCTTTGTGGTGTTAATTGACACTTTCAGTATCATCTATGTACTTGGGTTTGTCAAAGGTATTTGACATTAATGTCAAATGATTTTCAGCAGAATCTCGTCTGCTTCTCGCCTTTCTTCCTTGGTCATTTTCTTCTCTAACCACCGCATACGGTAACCACGGTCATCAGTGACCACCCATTCCACTTCCTCCATAACAGGGGGCTCACACTGGCTGGCCGGCTCTGCAGGTACATGGTAGGTGAGCACCAGCAAGCATGGGATGCCTTGGATTCGGAAGTGGTCGTAGGTGTGGTCTTCCGGGTGGTATCTCTCGGGTGGGGTGTACTTCTGGCCACGGGCTTCATAGGCCACGGCTTTCAGGTGCCTCTTGGCTGCAGCCATGACTTTGGACACTTTCGAGAAAGTCATATCTGAGTCTGGCTTACGGGCCTGCCCAAACTTTCTACGAGCAATCCAATAGAGATACCGGGCCCGGTTTACATCTGAGTATGGGTCACTGCTGAATTTCAATTCTTTCATGTTTCTCCCTCCTTGTGGTGCTGAGCTTACCAGCCCAGTGCACCTTCTACATACATTGCGAATGCTTGGTTCTCGTTGTCCGCCCACATATCTTCAAGGGTGGTCTTGCCGTTGAGTAGGTCGTCTTCCGCGTTTTCAATGGCCAACATAGCAGTATTGATTTCCTCGGCAGAGAGCTTGTTGATCCGGTCAGCCGGGAGGCCAAGGTTGATCAGGTATTGGGCGTCTTCTTCGATCCGGGTGGCTACTGAGTTGGTCATTTGGTTTCCCCTGTGGGTATGTGTTTCTGTACTTTCAGTATCGTATACCCCGTATGGTTTGTCAAATAAAAGAACAAAGAAAAGGGGCCCCGAAAGGCCCCGTCCCACAAGTTCGCTACCGTCATTGCCGGTTGCGTTTTACTCAGGCATTTCCACGGAAAGTTCCACGTCAGGCCAGAGTTCTTCAAAGATGGCCAGTGTACCTTCTACATCCGCCTCGGCCATCAAGTCTTTCAGCGATTTCTGTGGCTCGGACTTCTTGCTCTTGCCCAGACCGCCTTCCAGATATTGCATACAGATGTATTCAAGGGCCACCGCGTCATACTCGGTGTTGTTGTCACCCTGAGCCTTGTCCAGCGCAGTACGGATGGTTTCACGCTGGTCCTCGTGCAACTTGAAGGTCATGGTGCTGACCTTGGTCGCTTTGGTTTCTTCTTCATCACCTTCCTCGGCAGAGCCACCGCCAGCCTTATGGGCTTTGATGTATTCCTGCAGTTCGAGGGTGGTCATGGTTTCGGCGCGTTGGACCCACTCGTCCACATTGTCCTCGGTAAGCAGGGGAGCAATGTCTTTCAGCTTGGTCCATCCGATGTTTTTCACCGAATCCCACTTGATGCCGGCATCTACCAAGCACTGGTAAATGTTGATCAGGTACATGGCCTTGCGGTAAGGCATGTCGATACGTTGTTCGATGAATTCCTTGAAGTTCTCGAACCCTTCTGATTCCCACCAGCTATTCTCTTGAATAACGACGAGTACACCGCCCAACTTGAAGTAGTTGAACTCCGCATCGTTCAGCAGGCGATCTGCTTCCGGGAGTGCGGTTGCTGCGGTCAGGTTTTCGACTTCGTGGACTGTAGCCTCAATCAGGTCTACATCCGCTTTCTTTTTGGTGGTTGCCTTAGTGGCGGTTTTAGTTGCGGACATGGTTATGTCTCCTACCATTGGTGGTTTTTTGGGTACCATTCAAGTATCGCCTAGTACCATTAGTTTGTCAAATGATTTGTGACATTAACGTCAAAAACTGAATCACTTGAATTCTTCTGCCAGAACATGGAACTCTGGCAGTTCCCTTGCGGCATGTACGACCGCAATCGAATCTGCTAAGTGCTCGTTTTTACTCAACAATCTTGGCACTCCCTTACTGACTGTCCTGAGCCATGGTGCATCCGGGTAAAGGTCATAGGCCCATGCAACCACCCGCTCTTTCGATACCTTAGCTTCACTGGAAACAACCTGCTTCACCTGCTTCGGAGTAACCAGAATCAGGGGTTTGTAAATAATGGACATGAGCCCCACACAAGCCCCCAAAGCCCAACCGGATCGGGCACTTTGGGTATTGCTCCCGGGAAGCTCCACCGCTACGAAATCTGCCTTCTCCTGCATCCGGTTAATCTCCGCTCTAATCTTCCGGAGTCGGTACAGGTCATCATGGGATACGTGACGGTAGGACTTTTTTGGGGCCGGCGTTGTCTCCACCAGCACCAAGTCCAGAACTTCAGGGCAGAAGCCTTCCTCACTTTGAATCAAGCAAAGGCCTGTGTTGGTCAGCGAAGGATCAATGCCCATTATTTTCATAGTGGTCAGTCCAGAGGCTTTTGGGAGCCGAGAAACACGGTTTCTTGACAGGGCACTTGCTGGCTCGGGCACAGTCCGGGGAATCGCAGATACGGTCTGGCGGTGTTCCGGTGTTCTTCCAAGTCAGCCATTGCACTCCCTTGTCTGTCAGGTGATCTGTCTTTGAGTCGTCGCGCTCAATAATGAATTCTTTGAACGGAGAAAACAACTCCTTTACTCCAAGGTCTTTCAGTTTCGGGTCTTTGGCCCCAAACCCTTTCACGAGGTAAATTATGATCGCCCTGTCGGTCATGACGTAGTTCTTCAGGTCGCCATCGCTTTCATCCACCAAGCGAAGATAAAGGTTAGTCCTCAACCGGTGTTCTGACAAGGGGGCGCTCAGTGCTTTCCACTCATCCTCCTTCATGGTCTTGACTTCAATCAAGGTGGCCTTCTTGTACCCGGGCAACCGTACCATCAGGTCAATGCCCCCGGACAGGCCCGAGATTGCACTGGTGAACCGGGGCTCCACATACCGGAAGCCCTTGCCCCCAGCATGGCAGTACTTGCAGGCCACTGGCCGGAATTGCATGTAGTGAGGGGTTCCACAGGAATGACACTCCCAGTCGCCATAGGCAATGGCCCCAGCCCAGTCTTCCCTGAGCATCTTTTCCAGCGCCCGACCAATACCAAAGGTGTACTGCATACTGGTTCCGATGAACTCAGACTTGTCTTCATTACCGGTAATGTCGATTAGGGCATGGGCCCGGGGGCAGAACTCCAATTCTTTGGTCACCGCTGAGGCATGGATACGCTTCACGGAGCGGGGCGGGTCAAAGCCCACCATGCTCTCGTGCAGGTATTTCTTCAGGCTGAACTTGCGGGGCATAGCGGCAGACAGTTTCTTGGCAAATTTCACAGGTCTTCTCCCGGCAATAGTTCACGGAGCAGCCACAGGGGGACCACTGCCCAATCCCCATCTTTCTTGGCCCTACCGTCTCCGTTGGTGAAGCTGGCAATCAGCACCGGTTGTCTGTTGGTCTCCCGGGCTTCTGCAGCTATCTTGCAGAGCCAGTCGTGCTTCAGGCTCATGGAGGCATTGATAGTGGCCTTGGATTCGATTCTCAAGTTGTAGTTCTCGTCCACGTCCCACGTACCGTCCGACTTACAGCCTTTCAGGGCTCCGCTGGCGGGGGTCAAACGACCACCCACCTTGGACACGACTCGTTTCTCGGATTGCGTACCGTGGCTATCAGAGGTCGCCAGATACGGGTTCTTTTTCCACACCATGAATATCCTCCGGGCCACCGTGAACATCAATGAGCTTCTGGTTGATCACCATCTGCTTCAGGTCATAGAGCAGAGCCGGGTTGGATTCCACATCGGCTTTCATGTCCTTGAGGGTCTTGTAGTCCTTCCCATTCAACTGCCACGTCTTGCCTTCATTGGTCAGGAAGCCCATGTCCCTCAGGTAGTTCGATAGGGTCACCCATTCATTGGTGTCTCCCGGCTTCATGCCGTTATGTGGAATCATCACCATATTGTACTCGCAGTTCACCGAGACAATGGGAGCCTTCCACTTGTTGATCACCACCTTGGTTTCCTTGATCGCCGGCAGAGCATCCGAGACCTTCTTGTCAATCACGTTCTTACCGTAGACCCGAACCGTCAGGCTGGATGCGTGGTCAAGGGCATGGCCCCCGGGCATGGATTCAGGATTGCCGAACATCACCCCTATCTTGGTTCTGATCTGGTTGATCAGCAGCACCGTTGGGTACCGTTCTTCCTTTTGGGCCTGAGTCATTCCGACAATGGCCTTACGCATCATGGAGCCTATCAGCAGCGAGTTGCCCCCAACCTGTTGCCTGTCAGCACTGGACTCCGCTTCCTTCATGGGAGTCAGAGCAGCCACAGAGTCCACCACGATCAGACCGGCATCCTCGGCCTGCAGTACCGCAGAGAACATGTCTATCGCTTCCTCAGCAAAGTTGGGGAGCATGTAGACCAGTTCATCCACGTTCACCCCGAGTGCCTTGGCCCACTTGGAATCAAAGGACTTTTCCACATCCAGAAACACGCACTTCATTTCCGGATAGAGCTTCTGGTACTGGGCAATAGCTTTCAGGCAGAGGTTGGTCTTGCCTGAGCTTTTCGGCCCGTACACCACGGAGATACGCCCTTCCGGGAATCCCCCACCGCTGGCCAGATCAAAGGCAAAGGTGTCGGTAGGTATTCGGGCCGTGTCGTGTTGGACAACGCCAATACTGGCCGTGCCCTCCCCATGGGCCTTGGTCATGTTCTTTACTACAGAGTCCAGCTTCATTCGTCTTCCCCATCCAGTGAATCGCTGATTTCCGTGAGCTTGTCGTCTACCCATTTTTGAGCGAACTCAAATGCTGAGTTGACGTATTCCTCGGTTGGCAGTGTGGGCATGGTCAACATTACATCCACCCGGGCACTGTTGTAGTCCCCAAGGTTCTTTGTGACACCAGCCTTGAAACTCACACTGGCCGTTGGCCCCTCCATCAAGGCCCCGGAGTCCACCATTTCGGTGTAGTTGTTGGTGAGTGTCTGTCCATTGGACTTCTTCTCAATCTCTACTGAAGCCTCGGCTTTCTTGGCTGAGTAGCTTCCCCCTTTCTTTATCTTGACCGCCATTTAGTTTCCCCACTTCTCTTTCAGAACATCCGAGCAGTTCATGTAGGCGTGATACTGAAGCATCTTGGAGGGTGCTTTCTCGCCTTCATCAACCATCCATTTCAGCAGGTTGATCTGATTCTTTGTGTAGTACCGGGTAGTGCCTTCAAACACAGTTTTCGGGATCAGCTTTCTACGCTCCCACGAACGAATGGTGGCGATAGAGCGGCCAATCATTTTTGCAGCTTCAGATATGCTGTAGACCCTCACCTTCTTGTCCCCCAGCGTTCTGGTTTGGGGTTCCTTGGGCTTCGGGCTCTCACCTGTCTGAGTCTTCTGGCGCTGCCGGCGTGAGTTTTCCAAGGCCTTCTCCCGGGCTTCGGGGTCTTTATGGTACTTCTCCCTCCGCTTCCGGTTGAATTCCTCTTTATTCTTCTCATACCAGCTTTGGAAGGGGGTCTTGTTTTGTGCGCTTTTCTTGCTCATAAGAAGTTCTCCACTGAGATTCGTTGGATTGGAGCCCCCAGCTTTCCATAGTAGACACGGCGCTTCTGAGCATACTTCCGGAACAGGGTTGGTTTCACATCCTCAATGTCGAGGACAATCGGGGCTTTCTTACCACCCCCTTCTTCACCGGTATTGCATTTGCCTTCGTACTCTCGCAATACTCGGCCTACAATCTGTAGCACATCCGAACGCGGTGTGCCCAACACGGCCACATCCCACCAAGGTGCATCAGTTGCCTCAGACGCCATTTGGTAAGTCGCCAGCACAACGTCTTTCCGCTTGGCCACGTCCCTCTGTTCATCCGTCAAACCACCCACGTAGAAGCCAATGTTCTTCTGAGGGACACCCCGGCCAACCAGCATATCGTGGATGGTTTGCAGGTGATCCACCCGGGACGAGAAGAACACCGGGTTCCGGCCTTTGTTCCATGCCGTAGTCATGAAGCCAGCAATGATCCTGTTCCGGTGGCTGTCACGAGAAAGGATACGATCAATGTGCGCCGTTCTACCAGCCTGTACGGCCATCTTTGGCATTTTTGATTGGTGAGTGAAGGTCATGACTTTGGGAATCAAAGGGTAGGCATCTGAGCGTACTCTGACAGGGCCAATATGGCTCTTGAACAGAATATCCTTCCCATCCTTCCGGTTTGGGGAAGCGGATAGCCCAAGCCTCAGTTTGGCAGGGAACATCCAGATTGCTTCTCCAAAGGTTTCCGCCCCCATGCGGTGAACCTCGTCAATCACCACCAGCCCAAACTCTTTGTAAATCCATGACGGGTAGCGGCCATCCTTGCAAACAGAATGGACCATGGCAATAACGATAGGCTTGCCAGCCACATCCATCTTGTCTCCCTGAATCAGTCCAATGTCAGACTTCTTCAGCTTCATAACGGTCTGAAACGCCGCCACCCACTGGGATTTAATGTCGTCTTTGGTAACGATCACCAAGGCTTTCTTGCCAATACGGGCGATAGCTGCCGCCCCCACGATGGTCTTACCAAAACCGGTCGGGCACTCGCAGATATGGCTTACTCCACTTTTGAGCAAGGCCGTTACTTCATCAACCACTCGGTCCTGTTCCGGACTCCGCGCTTTAAAATGGTCTGTGACATTAATGTCACTGCCGGACACCCGGCGATCATGCCCACCCTCAATGGTCAGGCCTCGGGGCAGCAGTATGTTGTTGCCTTGCACCTTGTAGAGCTTGATCGGGTCGCCATACTTGGACTGGAAGGTATAGCTGTTTCTCAGTTCATCGGAGTAAGGGAATACGCCCCCGGAAGTCATGGCCACCGGGTCGTGCGGGTATACAGCGATTTTTGCCATAGGCTTAAAAAGGGGCCCGAAGGCCCCGTCTCCTTACATGTCGGCTTCAGGGTTGGTGTTTTCCGCTTCATCACCCAGCGGGGTTTCGTTGCCAATCATGGAGTCGGTACCGAAGCCAATTGCCCGAAGCTCATCCGCGTCCTTGTAGATGATTTCTTCTTCATAGTTGGCTGGGCCCCATTCCGTAACATCCGGGTACGCTTTCTTCAGTTGGGCCAGAGAGCGTTTCTCGGTGAAATCGAACATGTCACCAACACCGGCTGACTTGTCACCGGTACGGCTCACGTCAAAAGTGGCCCCGGCCAGTCCATCACGCTTGGCTGCAATCTTCTGCAGTTGCTTCATGGTCTGTGTCTTCGCCACGAACAGCTTTCGGATGTTCTTGTAGGTCTTGCCGTTGTACTCGAACTCAGAGTGGTCAATGACCGTGAACACACCAACCAGCGAGGGGTTATCACCACCTTCACAGATCGGGCAGGGCTCTTGATCCTGAGTGCAGACAAACCAGTTCCGCCAGTTACCGTTCATGAACACCTGATGCTCGTGAAACACCATGGCATCCAGTACACCGTCATCGTCAAGGTTACCGTCGAGGAAGGTCAGTTGGGTTTCCGTGTTCTTTGGCATCCAGTGGCGTCTGAGACGTTTGCTCTGTTCCTGTTGCTGTTCTTTCTTGGCTTCTTCTTTCTCAAAAGCCTTCTGAGCAGCTTTACCGGTCTTCGCCCATGCAGGCTTGCTACCTTTCTTCATTGTTACAGCCATTTCGGCTCTCCTGTCTACTAAGTGACTATGACCACCTTCTTACGGTGGCAACTACAGTATCATTCGGGATCATTCGTTTGTCAAATGTTTATCAAGCATCTCCTGTACTTGGTCTTCGGTCATTCCCCCGAAATCACCGGGGTTCTCATTGGGGATCATGTGGATGACCAACTTGTCCGGAAACCGTTGTTCAATGGTCGCCCGGGCTTTGTCTCCACCAGTCCCAAAATCATAGGCGGTGTAAATGCAGAAGGCCGGCTCAAGGCGTTTCAGCTTGTTCTCACCAAGGGCGGAGGTCAGGGAGGCCAGTACATTCCCGGAGCGCCGACGAATGCTGGCGTAGTCAACCGGGCCTTCCGTAAGGATGATGGGCTCATCAAAGTTGACAAGGTGCTCCCCCATCCAGATTTGCCGGTTCTGCCGGCCCTCGTACAGGTAGGACAGGTATCTCAAGTCAGATTGACCGGTTACGTCCCGGCCCTGCATACCAGCACACCGGCCTTCAAAGTCCCAATACGGGAAGCAGATTCGTTGCTTCTGGAAATCGAAGCGGACCCCCATTTCTTTGGCCAAGGCCTCGGGAATGCCCCGCTCCTTGAGATAGGGGTGGTTCGGCATCTTCGGAAACGACTCAAGCCAGAACTTCGGGAACTCATAGAAGGTATCTGCTTGGCCTGTACTGGCTTCCTCGTAACTGAGGTCTTCCATGTCAAAGTCTGAATCTTCATCCTGCAGTGCAAGGGCTATGGCTGCCCCAAAGTCCCGGCCATGATCGACCCCTTCTTCCCGGTCGAACTTCCGCAATCGCAGGACCATTTCATAGAGGTTGTGGCTTTCCCCACAGGTGAAGCAACTGCAGCGACTTTCAGAGGTGGGGTGGATGGACAGGCCAAAGGAGGGGTTCGAGTCTTTTCCCTTGGCGTGAGTATACGGCGCGAACAGGCAGGAACAGGTCACCCAATCCCCAACTGTCCGCACCTTCTCAGCCCCCAGCAGATGCAGTAATTCTTTCAGTCTGGTGGCATCCATGGATTACCCCCACTTCACGGTGCGGGTGCCGCTGTATTCCTTCTTGATACCTTTTTCCAGTTCTTGAGGGGTGAGGTACTTGTCCAAGTCTCCCAGCTTAAACTCGGCCAACTGGAAGGCCAGACCGTCTTCAATCTTGTCCAGCGACTCGATAATGAATTCCTTGTCCACGATGGTACGAGACTGGGATTCCTTGCCAATCTCGGCACTGCCCTTTTCAGCAATGACCGTGACACTTTCGGCAGGGTCTTCATTGACGTAGACCTTGGCCAGCCCCAGCAGGTCTTTCTTGGCTTCATCAACCTTGGGCTTCAGCTTTTTCAGCTCAGCATCAAGCTCTTTGATCCGTTTCAGGGTGGGAGCAATGTCATCGACAATATCCCGCATGTCTTGCATGAGGGCTTCTTGCATGGATTCAGAGTTTTCTTCGGTCTTTGCTTTGGCCTTGACTGGCTTCTTCGCAATTTTCACTGCCATGGTTTTCTCCTTACGGGTGATCCGGCCATCAATTGGCCGGGGTATAAGTTGCTTCTTTCAGTGCTGCCTTCCATTGGGAGTGCAATCCCCAAGTCTTTGAGCATGTTTCACCATAGCCCACTTTCAGGCTTTTTGGGTCGCTCAATTCCTTGTTGCAGAAGACACAGTTTCCGGAGAGCTTGCCCAACTCGGAGACCGTTTTGTGCGGGTCTTCCGACAACTTCTTCAGCAGGGCAGTAACGGTATCCAGTTGCTCGTCTTCCACCTTGGGATTCATTTTGAATTCGCCGGTAGGGTACACCGCTCCAAACCAGACATTGTTGCCATAAGGGCCCCCATCAGTGACATGGATGCCACCGTTGTACTTGGAGTGCTGGGACGCCACGCTGAGTTTCACTTTCTGCTCCCCGACTTTCAGGGTCAGCTTGGGGAGTGACTTCTGATTCGCCTTGGCGGTGTCCATGAGAGCAACGAGGCCGCTCAAGTTTCCAATGTTGGTGGTTGGTTTGTCTTCGGCCTGCTCGGGCATTATGGCCTTCTGTGTGAGCTTGTCTACCCAAATCCATTGCTTCTCACTGAGGGTTCCTTTCTTCCGGAACTGGTCTTTCAGGGATACAGCAAAGCTCTTATCCGCCAAACGCTGGAATGCGTTAATGTCGATCAACTGCTCCAACGATTCAATGGCTTCAATGCACTGTTCTTTGGTTGCTGGCATGGTCATGTGGTTACCCTCCGTGAAATTTGATGCCTACAGTGTCAGTATCGCCCACCCCGGCTAATTTGTCAAATAATAGCGCGTAAAAAACCCCCGCCAAAGGGGAAGTAAGACGGGGGTTTCGTGGTGTACCCAAATGGAGAAAACCCATAACCACGCTCAAAGTATCGTACATCACATCAGGTATTGCAACTCTTGTTCTTGCTCCATGGACAAATCAATTTCTGAGAAGTCCACCCCCTTAAAGTCCCAATTCATCCAGAAGCCCCCGCACTCTCCCGACCGGCCTTTCAGAATGCTCATGTACTTGCGGTGCAGGGATTCAATGTTCTCCTCCTGCAGTAAGCCCATGACCACACTACTGTTCTGGCCAACGGCGTCCGCGCCGGCAATATCTTCCAGCCCTACGTCCATCGGGTCTTTCTTGAGTTTCTTGGCCGCTTCCCGGTTGAACTGGTAAGTCGCCACCACCGGGATATTCAATTCCGTGGACAGGAATCTCTTAATCCCATTGGATGTGTCCGCTACCCTCTCCCAGCCCATGGCCCTACGGTTCTCCGCTTGCAGCAGGTAGGCACCGTCAATGTAAATCACCGAGGGCTTCAACTGCAGTGCCAGATTGAACAGGTCTTCCACCGAAGCGGCGAGGTTACCGTTCACGATCCAAAACGGCGTGTCATAGCTTTTGATGCCTTTCAATCCAGTGAACAGCTTGTTCTTCTGGATCGTGCTCATCTCCGCGTTTTTGATGTAGGTCGGGTTGATGTGCATCATCATGGCCGACAACCGCTGCTGGATAGGCAGCGGTATCATTTCCATGGAGACCATCATGGGTACGCTTTTCTGAGTCACCCACCCCCGCAGTGCGGAGTGCAACAGGGCCCACGTCTTACCCTGACCCGGGCGACCAAGGATGGATACAACGTCACCCCCGACCATGCCTCCGGAGAATTCGTCCGCCGTTTCCCAGCCCAAACGTATGGCCCCGTCATACAAGCCTTTTACCTTGGCAATGTAATCCGCGTGCAGGGTGTCGTGTGCGTCCCGAAAGTCCACCACGTCCGACCGGTTGTTCATGAACCTGAGCTTGGCAATGGTGTCGGACAGCTTCTCCATGGCCGTGTCCGGGTTGAAGTCAGTGAGCTTCTTGTCAAGGTAAGCCTGACTCTCCTTCATTCCCTTTTTCAGGTTCTCGAACAGGTACCGCTCCCGCACCTTGTCAGCGTAGAACTGGGGCGGCTCAGTGGTGTTCGATTGCGAGAATTCCGGGAACTCCTTTTTCACCACCCCCAAGTCCGGAATCTTGGAGTACTTCTGAATGTGGTGCTTCACGAACAGGTACAACTCCTGTTCGGTTTCCTTCAGCCACTCGGGCTGCAACTGCAGATTAAGGGCGTCCTCAATCTCATTGGTCAGTATGGCCGAGACCATATCATAGCCAACAGAAATCCCCATGCGTCACCCCACCATGTAGTAATGATTTTTGATGTGTTCGGCAAGCATCTGCCCGTAGTCCCGGGCCAGCTTGGTCATGTCGTCCACGTAGATCACCGTCTGAACTCCCCGGCTGAATCGGGACAGCATGGCCCCGGACAGCATGGATACCTGCCACTCGGGGAGCTTGCCCCCACTGTCACGCGGGAGGTAGAAGTTCGGCACCAGTAGTGTGGAGCACATTGGGGTGTCGTCGTCTTTCACGGCTTGGATGATTTCTTGCACCGTCATGACTTTGGCGTCGATGTAATTTCGGATCAGGGCCCCGGCAATCGCCATCATGCGGTCTTCGACACGGTTCACCTGATTCGTGTAGGCCATGCCGGCAACGCCTTTGTCTGCCCAGCCGTGGTAGCCCTTCACCCAACCAATGTCTGCCTCGTCGCAATACTTGTCCAGCGGACAGGTGTGGACATACAGGGCCGGGATACGGGCTTGGCCGCAAACCTTCTCGATGTTCTCCACCAGCTTGCGGTGGTGCTTTGGCACCAGTAGCCCGGGATCATAGTACTTGGCGTACTTCTCCCGGTGTTTCTTGTCGTCAAGGATCACAGTCATATCAGAACTCCGGGATGTGGGCTTTGGGTTTGCCGGTTCCGTTTGACGTTAATGTCACAGGTTTCTTGGCCTGCTCCTTGTGCCACGAAATCGCATCCTCGATCCGCCACAGCAGGAAGCCAATCTGAGGCTCCTCAGGGGCCTTGATACCCAAACCCTGCACGTAGTACGCAAAGTCTCCCCAATCACCTACAGCGGCAGCCAGAAGTGTCTTCGCCGGCTCAAAACCAACCCGGTTAACCATGTGTCCGAGTTGCCCACGCTGGGCAGCAGTCAGGGCCGCCACAAACGAATCTGGGTCAAAGGACAGGATCGCTTCTCGCCATTCCTGTTCCAGTGCCCCGATCATGGTCTGCTTCTTCGACTTCGGCAATTTCTTCCATTCCTTGTTTCCAACAATATCACTGAGGGTAGCCACGTTCGTTTTCTCCTTCCCACCGACCAGAGTTAATTTCGGTTTCCCCGGCTTCGGAGAGCCTTGGTTCACTTCCGGTTCCTCTGACGGTTCTACTGACGGTTCTATTAATGGGTCATGGTGACTCATACTATGGGTCATGGTGACGCATTCCATGGCGCAGGATGACTCATTCAATGGGTCACAGTGACTCATAGCTTTCATATTCAGGGTATACGAATTTCGCATCTTTTTGCTGGTGACGGTGATCAATCCCGCTTTCTTCAGGGAGGAAATTGCTCGGGTCACTGAGCTACGGGACAACCCGGTCAGGGTCATCATCCGGTCCACGGAGGGCCAACAGACACCTTTGCTATTGGAATGCTCTGCCAGACACAGCAGAACCAATTTTGCGGATACAGTCGGTAAAGAGACACGCCAAGCGGCGTCTCGGTGGTCTTTTGACATTGATTCTTCCCCTTAAAAAACCCCGGGAGGGTCAGACCCGGGGGACAACAACAGCAGCAGGCAGGATTATTCTTCGTGGTCGCTACCGCCAGCCATGGGCGGTGCCTTGTAGCCACCCAGCGGCGGCTGCTTCATGAGGGAATCAAAGTGACCCTTGTCTTCTTGCTTCTCAGCTTCCTGAGGTTGATCCTGAGTCTTCATGAACTGCTCAGGGATGGAACCGTACATCTTGTCGAAGGTCGGTTGGAGCTTGCTCAGGCAGTACTGAAGAAGCTGGTTCTTCCGTTGCTCGAAGCTCAGGTCATCCTTGGTCAGGTCTTCCATCAACTCGTCCAAGAACTGGGGCAGAATCTTGGAGAACACATCGTCAATCTGGGCCTTGTCCGGAATGTCGGTAGTGGTGCTGATGGTGTGCAGCTTCATGAATGAGCAGCGGCTTCCGCTTTTCTTCAGGAAGTTCTCTGACAGGTTGGGGAAGCTGGCCGTTGCCTCGGTTGCTCCATTGGGGCCAGAGACCCGGACCCGGAAGCCGATCATCAGGGCCTTGCCGCAATAACCGATACCTGAGGGGCCGTACATGCCGCCCTGACGCATGAGGGGCTTGATGCCCACGTACATGCCGTTCTTGGTACCAACACGGAGGTAATCCATGTTGCCCTCACTGCCTTTCTCGAAATTATGATCTGAAAACATAAGGTCTTCTCCTTGCGGGTTTGGGTATTCGTATTCAGTCTTACACTGGGTTACACGTTTGTCAAATGTACTTTTTCGAGTGTTCTTTGATTTTCTGGTGCACCACCTCCGTCACGTCTGCATGAGCCCACTGTTCTTTTGGGTTCAGTGAGTTTTTACCCATAGGGAAAATTTCATCAATCTCTCCCAGCACGTCCTTCTCCAATCCGTCCAGCAGCCCAAAGGTGTCGAGGACATTCTTGGCGAATTCATTGGCATCTGAGCAATTCATGGGCGGCATGTTGATGGCCGCGTCCACCCTACCGGGTCTGTAGACCTCCGGGGGCAGGCTTTTCTTGTGGTTGGTGGTCATGACCGTCAGTACCCGGGTGCGGTGTTCCTGCAGCCACCAGAGCAGGTATCCGAGGATTCTGCCGGTGGTCTCGTGCTCACCCGATGAGTTGAAGGCCTTTTCTACCTCGTCAATCAGCATTACACAGGGTGCCTCCTGATCAATCTGGTTCAGGGCCCGTTTCAGGTTGGACTCTGCATCGCCGAGCCACTTGCTCATCACCCCGGACAAGTCAAGCCGGTACAGGGGAACGCCAAGGGTTTTGGCAATGTACTTGGCCCCCATGGTTTTACCAGTGCCGGGGGGACCATCCAGCAACAGGCCACGCGGGGTCAGCCGCTCG